ATTAGCCACCAATGCAGCCAACTCGGGGCGGGGTGTGCTTTGGGAAGGTGGCGATGGCGATCTGCACTATGACGCATACGCCAGACGATCCACAGCGATCCCATTAACTCTCACAGCTGACGACATTTTGGCTCAAGGGCTACGCACCGCCGCACAATGGGGCGAGATCGTAAACGATGTCAACGTGACTTATCGGGCAGGTACAGAAGTAGCCCGAGATGAAAACTCGATTATCCAATATGGCCAGTTGTCAGGATCTCGCACGACCCAACTGCACAATGCAGCTGATGCATTGGCACAGGCCAACGATTTCCTAGAGTCCCGGGCATACCCAAGAATGTACCCAGAGCAGATCACGATCCCTTTACACTCACCAACCGTCAGCGATGCCACTAGGGATGCCCTAGCAGCCGTTTACAACGGGTTGAGGGTAAATACCTCGGCATTGCCAGCAGTCTTTGGAACGACCTTTGATGGCTTTGTCGAGGGCTACACATGGAACTTGACCAGATACACCGCCGAACTAGCCCTGACTTGCTCGGCATACTCCGAAACATATTTAAGTATTATCTGGGATCAAGAACCACCAACTCTGACTTGGGCAGGGTATACTCCTAATACACAAGCATGGCAGGATTTATAGAATGGCAACAACTACTAACAATGGATGGGTAACACCAGACAATACCGCGTATGTTAAGGACGGTGCGAGCGCAATTCGCTCGTTAGGTCAATCAATCGATACCAGCGTAGGCGCGGGCTTACTAGCTTGGCAGACTTGGGCGCCAACACTTTCTAGTGGTTGGGCAAACGGTAATGGCGTTTGGGTTGCGAGATACTGTCAAATAGGCAAAACCGTTCATGTGCAAGCAACTTTTACAGTAGGATCAACCACTACAAAAGGCACAACCTGCATTATGTCACTACCTGTAACTGCTCAAAGTGCATCTAACGTCCCATTGGGTGTTGGATACAGCAGTATTTCGGGAACTGCAGCCACACTCCAAGTCTATGCAAACAACGCTACGACTGTGCAACTTACAGCTGTTTTTGCTAATGCAACTTATGCTAATTTACAAGGTTACACGGCTTCAATTCCCGGGCCTTGGGGAACAGGCAGCTTTATGTCTTTTGGTTTGACATACGAGGCAGCATAATGATCTGGATTTTTACTTGTTCCACAGAGGGTTGCGAAAACAACATTAACCCGGTTTATTTAGCAGAAATTACCAATCCAATTGAATGTTCTTTGTGTCATGTATTTACAGACGCAGTAGAAACCGATCAACCTTGGTCACCAGTAGAGCCAGCCGCACCAATCGCAGAATAAAACATTAACCACAGGGCCATGACACGAAAGGGCAATCATGGCCTTACCAATTAAGAACGGCAAGATCACAACTCCCTTTGGGAAAGTTGGCAAGCATTGGTCAAGTGGAAAGCACACAGGTGTTGATTTTGCAGTACCAATCGGGACACCAGTTTTAGCAATCTGCGATGGCAAAGTAACTAATTCCACTTGGGGCAAGGCATACGGCAAACAACTCGTTATCGCCGTTGATGGTGGATTTTTAATCTACGCACACCTAAACGCATTACGAGTTAAGCCCGGGCAAACTGTCAAAAAGGGACAACTCATTGGTGAATCTGGCAATTCAGGGAACTCAACAGGGCCACACTTACATATAGAGCTTCGCAACCAAGCCCGATGGACTGGCGGCAAAGCCTTAGACCCTAAGGACATTCTGGCATCATGAACAAAACCAAAAACATCTTGTTGAGGATGGTCGCAGTCTTTGCGGCATCTAGTCTTTCGGTAGTAGGCGCGTCAGCTGTGGCAGGGGTTGAACCAACTAAGGCAATTTTGATCGCTGGCATTGGCGGCGTTGCCGTAGTGATCGAGGGCCTTGCAAGGGCATTCCTAAAGGATGGCACTCTCGATGATGCCGAAATCAATGACATCTTTACACAAGCCGATAAGAACTTGGATAAGTAATGGCTACATTATGGAAAGTTGAATCAGGCAAAAGCAAGCAAACGATTAAGCCTAAGACTTGGACATGGGTTGAATACCCAAAAGGAATTGCCTACAAGGTCGACAAGGCTGGCCAATGGGAATGGATCACGATCCTGCGTGTGGAGTTTAGCAAAGGCGGCTCGGTGCTGCGTGGCCGCTTTGGTCGCTATCCCGGTAGTGACAAACTTGATGAAACTGGTCACGATGATAAGAACATCGGCGGGTGGGATGGCAAGGTGTATCACCTGCATTGGTCACATACAATCGATTGCAATCCATCTATGCCAATCGGCTTTTGGATATGGCACGATTCAGTTGCGCCAATAGTCCTGGATGGTCGCCAAATCAAGGCAAAATTAGTGTAATGAATCAACTAATCACCCTGGGGCAAATGTCAGGGGCTTTGATCGCAATCCTTACCCTTGGTGGGATGTTAGTGAAATACGGGATCGTAAAGCCGATCAAGGCTTACATTGACCAAATGACCTATGCCATCCAGCCACACGCCAATGGCGGAAAATCCTTGCCGGACTTGATAAACAAGGTTGATGATCTCAAAGTGATGCTCGACAAGCACATAAAGGATCACGACACGCCGAGATAATCTTGCGCCTATGTCATCTATTGTCATACTATGTCACTAAGGAAAGAGGGCCGATGGAAAAGTATCTAACAGCCAAGCAAGCAGCTGACAAACTCCAGGTAAGCGAACGCACACTTATCAGGTGGGAAAAGTCAGGGGCATTGAAGCCTAAGCGAATTGGCGGCGTTAAGCGATACAAGGCCAGCGATCTAGACAAATAACAACTAACAAAGGAAAACAGGGCATGTTTATCAAACCAAAAGCGACACAGTTACCACCATCTAACACAGGTATCCACTCATCAATAACTCAAGAGGAAATCGTTAATTTTATGCGATCACTTTTGGAACAACGCGGCACATGGTTTGCTTTTTGGGAAGCTGACGTGCGTCACCTAACCAATGCACAGGCAGACAGAGCAAGGGCAAAGTCACGCCGATACATTGACAGCCCAAGACTTAAGGAATACCTAGAAATTCAAAAATTAGAAATGGAATACTCAACTCGCAAGCGTGATGGCATTTTGACCGCCTACGCTCGGATTAAGTAGATCATCATGGGGCTAATTACATTCATAGCCTTTGGCGGATTCTTTATTGCTGGCCTACTTGTCGGTGTAGCGGTAGAAAATAATCATCAAGAGCAAAAGCGCAAAGAGCAATCGATCAAATACTGGCGATGGGCGCGAAACCAAGAAAACATTGAGCATCAAATGATTAAAGACGGGTGGCGACTTTAATGGCTGGTTTTGATTTAGAAGCGTACACAACCGTTCAAGAGCGAATCCAAGAGTTTTATAAGAAATACCCCGATGGCTCGTTGCAATTCGAGTTCAAGGGGATTTTGGATGGCTCACCGTTGATGATGTGGGGAATCGCTTTTGCTTATCGGCATCCAGGCGATGAACGCCCCGGCATCGGAACGGCAGCTGAATTGATCGAGGGCAAAACCCCTTACACAAGGGGCAGCGAACTCCAAAACCTTGAAACCAGCGCATGGGGTAGATGTTTAGCCGCATTGGGACTTGGACTATCAAAGGGCATCGCATCCAAACAAGAGGTGCAAGCAGCTAAAGATCGTCAAGCACCTGGGCCAGCAAAGCCAAAAGAGATCAATCCTTTAGTGCTGGCGGATGAGCCAAACTTTGATGCCCCTGCATGCGCTCATGGCATGATGCGCCGAAAGACTGGCTTTAAGAAAAACGGCGATCCTTACTCGGGTTGGATATGTTGCGAAACCGTTGGCGCGGTTCGGTGCGATGCGATCTGGGATCAATGATGAATCCTGAACATAGCGAATATTGTCATTGTGAATGCCCACAGGGCTTGAGTTACAGCAAACTTGAGGAAACCCTTAACCGAGTACGGATGGTTCATGTCAAGGAAATTATCGATGGATATGAAGTTTGCTATGCCTGTATAAGTCATGAAGGGGATTTCTCATTGTGGCAGTCTTATCCATGCGAAACCATGAGGGCGTTGGCTGGCGATGTTTTGTGAGCATGGGGCGGATGCGCCCAAGTATTGCGCTATCTGCCGACACCAAGGAATTATGGGCAAAGCCGAGGGAATAACGCTTGCCAAGGAATCACAGCTGAACTGGCATAACGAAGCCGTCATTTGTATACGTCAAATGGCTCGCACAGGTAAACCATTTACCGCCGAGGATGTAGTTAACGAGATCGGCGCGCCAGGTGGATCAGGCAAAGTGATCGGGGCAGCCTTTAACACAGTCGCTCGATCTGGCATGATCTGGCGATGTGGTGAACGCCCGGCAGATCGCAAATCAAGCCATCGCAGGATGCTAGCCGTTTGGCGTGGTGGTCAGGTACAAGAGCAAGTGAGGTTATTTGATGAGTGAGTCAGAGATCATGAGATGCGGATGCGGTGGCTGGCTTTACATAGGCAAGCCTTGCGGGTTCTGCCTTAAATGGGCCAATCGTGGATAAGTTGACGGCCGCCGCGCTTAACTATGACACAGGCTATCGCGATGGATTAGCCGCTGGAATTGAAGCACTAAAGCAAATTATTAGAGATTTAGATGAGGAGTTTGACGACAATGGATGAGAAATCTTTAGACCTATTCGCACACATAAGTGATGCGCTTAAAGGATTAGCAGCTGCAATCGAGCAGGTTGAAGCAAGAGTGAGGATCTTAGAAAATGAGCGATGAAGTCTGGCAAAGCATAGAGCGCAAGATTAAGGGCCATTATCTAGCCGCCCAAAACTTGCCAGCATCATGCCCACAATGCGCCAAGATACTTGAGCCAGTCGATTTCGGTGTTGATCCTGATACTAATGAGCGACTATGGGTAACACATTGTTGTGGGAACTGGGATAAGTATCTGGAAAAGTTAGGCCAAGCCGACCTAATCTAATAAGCGCGACACGCTGATCCCAAGAAAGAACAACGTGCCGCGCATCCGATGCAGTAGCATCGCAAGTCTTAGCAACTCACTGCACAGTCTAATGCAGGGCGCACTAATCAACGCGCTAAACCGCCGTTTGAGGGCGTATCGTGTCATGGAGAAAAGACCATGAAAAACCCTTTAATTACTAGCAGGGTGAGCCTTAGCAGCTGATGTCAAAACGAATCGCCTGGCATCGAACTATCAAAGCACTAAGGCACATGGCGCGATTGTCGAAAGACCCATGACCATAACCGCTTCCACATACGGTGAGGATGGCAGATCCAATGCCATTCCCTGCCCACTAGCCAAACCGGTGAGGATGACTAGAAAAGTAATAAGATCAAAGAATGACAAGATGGGTGCAAGTCAAGCACGATGAGTTGATCGAGTATGTAGCAATGGTTGAGTATCTAAGAAAAGATCACACAGCATTGCAAGAGCAGATCAAGGATGCAAAGGAATTGGCAAGCATCATTGAGGAAACATACAAATCAAGGCTAGACAAACTAACTGATCTGATACTTGACATACATCCAGCCAATTACAAGTACGAGCAGGGATTGATGAAGGCCTACAACATAATGAGCGGGAATGAGTAGAGCGCACAGCCAGGGAACGACCACCCAATGGCGCAACCTTAGAGCCGCTTGCTTCAGAGTATGGGGCAAAGCATGTCTAATGTGTGGTGATCGAGCAACCGATGTGGATCACATCATCGAGTTAGCAGCTGGTGGATCTAACACGATCGACAACGTGCAACCATTGTGCAAACCATGTCACAAGGCCAAGACCTCACGATTTAATAGCACTAGAGCCACACAGAGCAATCAGGGCGTTTTTTCTGGGCGACAGCCACCCCCAGACTCCCTTTTGCTTTTCCCTCCCCGATTGATCCGTTTTGATCCGCCCACAACCGAAAGGCCCAAGTCATGACCCAAAAGAAACCAGAAGTGGCAGAGGATAAACCAATAGGTATCTACCCCTCACTCAATTCGGCCCTGTCGGTGGCGAACTGGATTGCCCCAACCGATGTGGCGGCCATAACTTTAGCCCGGCGAATTGCTTTGGCATTGGATACCGCTTTTGACATGGGCGATCTTAAAGAAGCAACACCATTGGCGGCCAAATACTTACAGGTACTCCAGCAACTCCATCTCACAGTTGAAACACGAACACTAGGAAAACAGGGCGAGGAAAATGACGGGACAAACCATGTCGGAAATTATTTACGGTTACTCGAAACCAAGGATCGAAAGCCCAAGCCTAAACCTGCCAACCGCCGGGCCAGTAGTGGCGGCATTAGCTGACGAACTTGGTGTGCCATTGCTTGATTGGCAAAAGTATGTCTTAGATGATGCCTTGCAAGTCTTGCCAAATGGCCGTTGGGCCAGGTCGCAGGTTGGGGTGCTCTGTGCCCGGCAAAACGGAAAAACTCACTTGATGCGGATGCGTATCTTAAGCGGCCTTTACATCTTTGGTGAAAAGAACGCCATCGCGATGTCACAGACTCGGCAACTATCGCTGGACACTTTCAAACAAACCGTAGACATGGCCGAGAGCCTGGACTGGATGAGAAAGCGGATCAAACGAGTATCCCGGACTAACGGCCAAGAGGAGTTGGAAGTTTATTGCCACCACTATCCAAAATCATGTGGGGAAAAGTGTGAGCGCATCCGCAAGTATTCAATCAGGGCCGCCACATCCGAAGGCCCACGCGGTAGCACCGCCGACTTGCTTTATGTGGATGAACTCCGAGAAATCGATGAAGCCACTTGGGCAGCTGTAACCCCGATTACCCGAGCGCGCCCAAACGCCCAAATCTTTTGGACCTCAAATGCTGGCGATCTGACCTCAACGGTACTAAACGAGCAACGCCGCCGGGCCTTGACTTTTGCAAGTGATCGGATGGGGTATTACGAATACAGCGCACCGGCAGGATCATCCGTTGACGACATCGAGGGATGGAAACACGCCAACCCCGCTATGGGTTACACGATCAGCGATCAAAACATCAGAGATGCCGCAACTTTCGACAGCCCCGATGCTTTCAAAACTGAATCTTTATCGATGTGGACAGATTCAATCGATAGCCCCTGGCCCATCCAGGTTTGGAACGATTGCGAAGCCGACATTGCGCTTGAGGATGGCCTGCCAACTTGGATGGCGATGGATCTTAACTTTAACCGCGAACTTGCTTGTTTAGTTACCTTGCAACAACGAGAAAACGGCTATGGCGTATTCCTGCACGAATGGAAAAAAGAGGGCGGAATAAACGACTTGGAATTGGCGGGCGAAATAGCCGCCTTGACTCGCCGCTATCGCCCAAGGGTGCTTGCCTATGATCCAAATACCGCTGGCTACATCGCGCCACGACTTGCACAGGCTGGAATCCCAACCGCGCCAACGCCTTGGAACTCGGCAGGATTTTCGATTATGTGTGACCAAGCGATGAACGCTATGCAATCCAGGCAACTCATGCACCCGGCGCAGGAAACCATGCATAGCCATCTTGTTAGTTGCGCTCGCCGCCCGGCATCCGATGGCGGTTGGCGTATTGCTAGGCGAGCCGCACAAGTACCGATCACAGCTGCAATCGCTTTGGTCATGGCGGTGGGTCACGCTACCGAGCCACAGCAAAATGTGAGTATCATTAGTGCATAACCTTGTCATTGGGGTTACCTTAGGTCGGCCAGCAATCAAAGAGGGATCAAGACCACTTGGACTTGCTGGCCGACTGACCTATGACAACACGCGCAACAACGTGACAAACTCTGACAAAATTACACCTATGTGATTTCTTGTGATGTAATGCGAAAATGGGATTTATTGATTTCTTGCTAGGCACACCAGCTGAAAAGCCACAGATCGAAGCCCGAGCAGGTATCGCCATCCCGTTTTATCAGGATGCCTATTTCACACCGTTCAACACTTTTAGAGTTGATCGCTCAAGCGCGATGCAAGTGCCAGCCGTTGCCAGAGCGCGAAACATTATTGCCGGCACGATTGCCACGCTTGGACTCAACTCTTACAACACAATAACCGGGGCAAAAGTAGAGGGCCGCAAGATCCTTGAACAGCCAGATCCAGCGATCCCAATGGCCGTAAGCATGGTTTGGACCGTTGAAGACTTGCTCATGCATGGTCGAAGTTTCTGGCTAGTCTTGGAAGTTAATCCCGAGGATGGCCGCCCAACACAGGCGCGCCGAATTGATCCAACTCGGGTGACTTTTACCACCGATCTAAACACTCAAGAGATCGTTAACGGTTTCTATATTGAGGGCCAGTTAGTGCCAATGAGCGGCGTTGGATCTTTGATTATGTTTAGTGGCATTGATGAGGGCATTCTCAACCGAGGTGGCCGCACTATTTCCACAGCCTTGAAACTTGAGGAAGCCGTACAGCGGATGGCAACCGAGCCGAATCCAACGATGGTAATTAAGAATAGCGGCGTGGATCTACCGCCAGAGCAGGTATCAAGCCTGTTGGCGCAATGGAAGCAAGCCCGAGCAACCCGATCGACTGCCTACTTGTCAGGGCCTTTGGATGTTAGCACTTTTGGCTATGATGCCGGGCAGATGCAGCTGACCGAATCCCGACTTAACACAGCCGCCGAAATTGCTCGTATGTGCAACATTCCAGCGTGGTACATTAACGCCGAATCAGCCAGCGCAACATATAGTTCGGTTACACAGGAACGTCGCAGTTTGATCGATTTTTCGCTTAAGCCGTTTATGTCCTGTATAGAGGAACGCTTGAGCATGAACGATGTCACGCCACGCGGCCAAAAGGTCAGATTCGATCTAGATGATTACTTGCGCGGCAACCCATTAGAGCAGATCGAGGTCCTTGGCAAAATGCTTGATTACGGTTTGATAACCGTTGATGAAGCGCGTGAGGAAATGGATTTAGCACCGAGAGGAAATGAAAATGCAACTTAGTTTCGAGGGCCAGGTATTAGCAGCCAATGTTGAAACCCGAACCATTAAAGGTCTTGTTGTGCCGTTTGCCAAAGTTGGCAACACATCGGCTGGCCCTGTGCGCTTTGAGTTTGGCGCATTCGGTGAGATTGACCCTAGCCAGATTGTTTTGAACATGGAACATGACCGCACACGCCCATTGGGTCGCGGCATTGCTGGATCAGAGGAAATCACACCAGCTGGAATCTCGATGGCGTTTAAGATCGCGCCTACGGGTGCTGGCAATGATGCTTTGGTCGAAGCATCCGAGGGATTGCGCCCGGCATTTAGCATCGAAGCCAATGTGAACGAATACAGCATTGAAAAAGGCGTGATGGTCGTATCGGCAGCGAAACTTGAAGCCGTTGCACATGTAACTAATCCAGCCTTTAAGGATGCACAGATTTCCCAAGTCGCAGCTACCGAAGCCGATGAGGAAAACCCAGAAACCACCGAAGCGGAAATCCCCGCAGAGGAACAACCCACAGGAGACAAAGTGGAAAACGAAACAACCGCACCAGTTGCAGATGAAGTGACCGCGACAGCGGTTGTTCACGCCGCAGCACCTGTGGCTTACACAAAGCCACGTTCACCAATCAATAGCCAGGCAACTTACCTTGAGCACAGCGTTAAGGCAAAACTTGGAAACCATGATTCAGCGCAGTACGTTATGGCAGCCGATGACTCATTTAGCACTAACCCTGCATTTACCCCGGTGCAGTATGTTAACCAGGTTATCGACACCACAATCGGATCACGCCCGGCAATCGATGCAATCGGCTCACGCGCCATCACAGCGTCAGGCATGGTGATTTCACATCCAAAAATTACAACTCCAGGAACTGTGGCTGACACCAATGAAGGTGCTGGCCCATCAGAGCAGGGAATTATCTCAAGTTACGTCAACCTTGATGTAAACAAGTTTGCAGGAATGCAGCGTTACTCCGTAGAACTTTTAGAACGCTCAAGCCCAGACTTTTTCCAGGCAATGGTCGACAACATGACACGCGCCTATAACAAGGCAACTGATGCAGCTGTAATCGCAGCACTAACCGCTGGCGGCACACAGGCCGCAGGCGTTGCAGCAACATCCGCTGGAATCATCTCTTACGTTTCCACAGAAGCACCAGCCGCTTACCTAGCAACCGGTGAGCTTGCAAGCGCATACATTGCTGGCACAAGCCAATGGTCATTGCTGCTTGGCGCAACCGACACAACTGGTCGCCCAATCTACAATGCTTACAACCCACAAAACAATGGCGGAGTCGCTGGCCCACAAAGCCTACGCGGAAACGTCATGGGCTTGGATTTATATGTCGATGCGAACGCAGTTTCAACAACAATCGATGAGTCGGCATTTATTGTCACCCCATCATCCGTTGCCATCTACGAATCACCGATTCTACGCATGTCAACAAACGTGGTCACAACTGGCGAAATCGAAACAGCACTTTACGGCTACCTAGCCGTTGGCGTTTTGACCGCTGGTGGAGTACGTCGCTTTAACCTGTCCTAATAGACAGCGTTTGCAAGAAGTGTGGGGGATGCGGCCCTGTGTCCCCCACACACTTACAAGAATTGGAGTAAAAAATGCCATTGATCGCACTTAGCGAACTCAAGAGCGTGTTAGGCATTGGCAACATCTATGCCGACTCCGATGTGCAAGAGGTTGCCGATGCAGCCGAAAACATAATTCTCTCTTACTTAATTTTCGATGATGTAGCCATCAACGGCGTACAGCTGACAAACAATGTCGCTCGCTTTTACTGCTATGACAATACTTTCGTGGTTGGTCAGGCTTTGACCGTCACAGGATGTGGCTCACCGTTTAATGGCTCACGAACAGTCAGCAAAACTGGCTATGACGAATACGGCGTATCGTGGTTTGAAGCCGCAATTACTAACGCCGATATAACTAAGCGCAAGATCATCCCTAATGGTCGAGCAGTATTGACCAGCCAACTTACTGCCTATGATGCAGTTCCAGAGGTACGCGAAAGTGCGCTTGCAATTGCAGCCGACCTGTGGATTACACGCACAGGCACACTAGGCCAGCAAGGTGTCGATTTTCAAAGTCCAGCACCGTACCGCCTAGGCCGTTCAATGTTGACCCGAGTATCGGGCCTACTTGGCAAGCATCTAGATACCAGGGGATACCTTGGCTGATCTAGCAACCTACCGCGATAACCTTGCCGCAACTCTTGCAGCTGCCGGGCGGGTAGTTTACGCATGGCCAAATGAAAACATTACCCCACCTGCCATTGTGCTTGTGCCTGGATCGCCTTACATCACAGTCGGCGCAATCGGTGGCACTCGTTGTCATGTGCGCTTTGACATCACAGTCATCGTCAACGCAGCCGACAACCGAGCAGCCTTGGCAAACATAGAAACCCTGATTTTTAGCGTCACCGACCTACTAGCCAATAACATCTCGTTTTTGGGTGGATGGTCACAGCCCACAGTCCAGCAAATCGGCAACGCCGACATGCTTATCAGCCAACTCAACATCGAGATGGTTACTACTAACTAGGAAAGGCATACCATGCCAGCAACATATATAACCGGCAGAAATCTCACTTTGTCGATCAATTCGGTATCGTATGCCGACCAAGCATCAACCGTCACACTAGAGCGCGAAAACAACCAACAGGTACTTGAGGTACTATCGGGCCGCGCCTACAAGACCGTAGACAAGACCGCCACACTAAACGTAGATCTATACCTTGACGATTCTGCATCAGCTGGAATCATCAGCGCACTATGGGATGCAGCTAACAGCGCACCTGATACAGCATTGGCATTCACCTTTGATGTAAACGGTGACACTTTTGCTGGCAGCGTATTCCCAGTATTCCCAACAGTCGGCGGCGCGGCTACTGACGTACTAACCACATCCTTGAGCTTTGTAGTCGAGGATGGAACAGTAACCCGAACATAATCGAGAGAACAGGGCAAACCTTATGAAATACGAAATCACTACACAACAGGGCAACAAGTACGAAGTGCACGATGACAATGCTTGGCTATGGATCGAAATTGAAAGGGAACTAGGTTTCACCATTAGCCAGGCAGCAGAAAAGATGAGCCAAGGTTCGCTGGATGTCATTACCTGTATGTTGTTTAAGGCCGCAAAAGCCCAAGGCAAGACACAGTTACCAAACCAGCAAGCCTGGGTTACCAATGAGTTTGAATCGTTCGAGGTGAATGACGAAAACCCAAAAGACAACTAGCAGACCAGTTGGTGTGGATCGCAGTTTCGACCGGGATTCCATTGTCTGATCTGCACCAATGGTCAATCGCTGACATTGGGACAGCCTTAAAGGTTTTAACGGAAAGGAACGGACATGGCTAATCAAAAAGTGACCATGAAAATCGAACCCGACCTTAGAGATCTTAGAGGGTTGCTCAAAGCCTTAAATCGCATGGATGATGCCAGCAAAAAGGCATTGAAAGATGATGTGACGAGCATTAGCGGTTGGGCCGCTGGCGCAATCAAAATGGCAGGTTATGTCGGATCACCTATGCCGGCGCAAACGGCCATTGTTGCATCAACGGTGCGAGCAAATAAAGACCGCGTTCCAAATATCACCATTGGTGGCAGTAGAGGGCCAAAAGCATCAGGCGGCGCAAACGCTGGAATCTTGCTTTACGGCAACGAGTTTGGTGGCGATCGCAATGCATTCGGAACACAATCAGCATTCCCAAATGGCGGTTACAAGTTTCCAGCTAGAACACCCCGAGTAGGTCGCGGCAATAGGGGCTATTGGATTTTTCCAACTCTCACAGCAATGCAACCTGAAATCACGCGCCGATGGAAAGCCGCAGTAGGCGAAGTTTTTGGAGAATGGAAAAAAAATAATGGCTGATATTAGAACCATGAAACTTAATCTCTTTGCAGATGTCAAGCAGTTTGGCCGAAGCCTTGGGATCGCTGATAATGACACCAAAAAATTTAGTAAGAATGTTCAGAAGTACGGCAAGCAAGCCGCCGCCGCTTTTGCCGTCGCTGGAGTTGCCGCGGCTGGCTATGCCGCCAAGATCGGTTTGGAATCGGTTAAAGCTGCCAGCGATTTTAATGAGGAAATAAGCAAGTCCAAAGTAATCTTTGGAGATAGTGCCGATGACATTAAAGCATTCTCAAAGACCACCGCATCAAGTCTTGGCATTTCCTCAACTCAAGCATTGAAGGCCACAAGCACGTTTGCCACATTTGGCAAGGCCGCTGGATTAACTGGCAAGGATCTAACCAAGTTTAGTAAGGGCGCTACAACGCTGGCAGCCGATCTGGGATCGTTCTACAACACCAATGCCGATGATGCGATCTTGGCTATCGGTTCGGCTTTGCGTGGCGAATCAGAACCGATCCGTAAATACGGCGTTTTGCTTAACGAGTCAACAATCAAGGCCAAGGCAATGGAAATGGGCCTTTATGACGGTACAGGCGCACTAGACATCCAAGCCAAGTCGTTGGCGACCTATGAAGTTATTTTGGATCAGACTAAAGACGCTCAAGGCGATTTTGCTCGAACATCTGATGGCTTGGCAGGACAGCAAAAGATCCTTGATTCAACATTATCAGATCTAAAAACCACAATGGGAACAAAATTATTGCCAGTCATGCTGGATATTGTCACACAAGCAAACTACATCGCTAAGGCATTTGGTGGTCAGGATGCAGAGGGTTTAACGGAACGCGCCAGAGAATTAGCCGGAGTTTATGACGGACAAGGTGGTGGCGGATACAACTTAGGATTAGCCCTTAAAAATGTTGGAGATGCTTTCAAATTTATGTTTGACGCATTATCTGATCCCAGTGGCGATGACGCAGCCACAACTTTACAAAAAGTTGCAAACGCAATCAACAATATTGCTACCGCCATTGAAAAAGTCTCAACTGCCTATGCAAAAGTTAAACCTTTTATTAAAATGCTACCCGGGGAATTTTTCAAAGACAAAATTTGGGAATTCTTAACAAGCGATGGTGGTCAAAAAGCAGCGGGCGGCTCGGTAATGGCTGGCAAGGCTTACACAGTTGGTGAATTTGGCCCTGAAACTTTTGTTCCAAACGGCTCGGGATCAATCCGCCCTAATGGTGGCCTTGGCGGCGGCGTGACAATCATCATGAATGGTGTCATTGATGGCGAGTCTGCCCGCAGAAGCATTGAAAAGTTACTCCAAGATTCATCACGCCGAACAGGCGCGGTCAATTTAGTCGGGGCAACATTGTGACAAGTTACGACCCGTATCCAACGGTCACTTTCGCAGGTGGCACAACATACGCCGATAACACGATTTCATCTATCTCGATCCGCATGGGTCGCGATGATGTAACCACACAACCGCAACCGGGCTTTGCATCCATCAGACTTTGGACAGATGCTAGTGAGCCTTTGAATGTGGCCTTGAGTCAATCGGTATCGGTATCCATTGACAAGGGAACATCAGGCACACAAGAAATCTTTGCTGGCATCATTTCAGACATTGACATCAGCCTTGAGCAGTACGGATCAGATGGCTCAATCGCCATCTACCAGATCACAGCCGTTGGCCCACTATCGCAGCTGAACCGTCACTTGGTAGGTGGCTCAAACTATGCCAAAGAGTATGACGGCACAAGAATCCTAAACATCCTTAGTGAA